CGCAGCAACCGCTGATTCAGACAAACCAACCGAAGGAGACCAAGTGTCTGACACTGCCGCTCCTGCTCCTGCCGTTGAAGAAGCGGTAGAAGCAGCCAAGGTTGAAGCGACAAGTCCAAGGCCAGCGTTCTATACGCGTCCAAGACTTGATCCTTCACCAGTCAAATATCTCGAGGCCACAATTAAGGCCGTACTCGGAGATGAGTCCGCTCGCCAATATGTAGCAGCTGCCGCTGATACAACTGACAACGCAGGTCTTGTCCCAACTCGCCAGCTCAGCGAAGTAATCAATGGGCTAGCTAACACTACAAGAAGCAACATTGATGCAATTTCAACTGGCGTTCTACCTGATGCTGGAATGAGCTTTGAGATTCCAAAAATCACAGTTATGCCAACAGTTGCAGAAGTTGCTGAAGCAGGAACGCCATCTGAAACTGACCAAAATGCAGCGTTCGTTACTGTGTCTGTCAAAAAATACAGTGGCTCTCAGAAATTCAGCATAGAGCTATTAGATCGCAGCTCACCACTATTCTTAACAGAGTTGCTCAACAATATGTCCGCAGCTTATGCAAAGGTTACAGATACCGCAGTAAATGCTGCGATTATTTCTGGCGCAACTCTTGACTCAACTTCTCTTGCCACTTATCCAACAGCTTCAGAGCTGCTTGGATTCGTATCACGCGGAGCTGCATCCGTTTATAACAATACTCAGAGATTTGCTCGCAATATTATTGCTAACACTTCTCAGTGGTCTAACTTGATGACTCTTAACGATGGTGGTCGCCCAATTTATATTGCTTCACAGCCACAAAATGCTGGCGGGGTAGTTTCACCAACCAGCATTCGGGGTGTTGTCGCAGGACTTGATTTGTATGTAACTGCTAACACAGCAGCTACAACTGATACCGATGGCTCAATGCTCATTGTTGATCCAGCTGCTTACACCTTCTACGAGAGCCCAACATTCCAGTTGCGCGCTGATGTAGTTGAAAGCGGTCAGGTTTATGTGTCGCTTTATGGCTATGGCGCAATCGCCACAAAGATTGGCGCTGGCGCATTTAAGATCAACAAGACCTGATAAACCACAGTAGTGACGGCCAGTCCGCTCCCGAGCTGGCCGCTCACCTAAATGCTTGAAAGGATGACGAAATGCCAACAATAGTTACGGCTGCCGAGCTTAGAACCATTATTGGTGTTTCGTCATCTTTGTATAACGATGCTTATCTTAATGACATAGTGGACGCTTCCGAGAATTTAATTTTGCCAATGCTAGTTACATTCGAAAGCAAAATTGACAAAGTAAAGCTAGAAGAAAATATTGCTTACTTTGAGACCGCAACAATTCACGAATTTACCGAAGGCCAATCCGTTGTAATTACTGGCTGCGGAGCTCCTTTTAATGGCACTCACACAGTAACTGATGACGAAATTACCGATTATGTATTTACAGTCGCAATCACCAATGCAGACATATTGGAAAAAAATATTATCCCAGCAGGAAACGCTGCGTTATCTGGATTATCGACCTATGTCGGAAACCCTAATGCTGAAGCTGCTATTTTGGCTATCTCCGTTGAAATCTTTCAATCCAGAACCGCAGCAGGCGGATCAATCGAAGGCGTAGATTTTGCAGTTACCCCTTACCGCCTATCTAAGAATTTACTTGCCAAAGTAACTGGCTTGCTTGGCCCATATCTTGATGTCGAAACTATGGTCGGCTAATGCCAGCATCAACAATTGCTACAGATGTTAGAGGCGCAATTAAAACCGCTTTGGCAGCTTGCAGCGCTAACATTTACGACTCAGTTCCAGAAGCGCCAATAGTTCCAGCCATAGTTATAGTTCCAGATTCGCCATATATGGAGCTTGAAGTCTTAGGCAAATCAACTACTCGCGTTAAATTAAATTACACAATAACTGCTTGCGTTGCGTATTTCAGCAACGCCGCTGCTCTAGATAATTTAGAGCAATTGATCATTAGTATTCTTGGAGAGCTCGATGCTTCCAAGTATGAATTATCGACAGTCGAAAGACCTTCGGTAACAGAAGTAGGAACTACAACTCTGCTAGTTTCAGATATACGCTTGAGCGTCCGCTACGAGCAAACCGCATAGGAGACCCAAATGCCAACTACAGTAATAACTGGGCGCGATGTGACCTTCACACTCGATGCAGCCGCGTATGACGCCCAAACAACAAGCGCAGTCCTAAGCTGCGAAACAATTATCGAGACTTATCAAACTCTTGATGGTCGCGCATATCAGTCCGTTGATAAGCAATGGACATTTACAATTGAACTATTGCAAGATTGGGGAGCTGCTAGCTCACTATTTGAAGCAATGTGGGCTGATGCTGAATCTGCACCAAATACAGCACTAAATGTTTCATTTACTGCAGTAACTGGAGCAGTTTTTGCTTTCACAGTATTGCCAATCTTTCCAACTGCAGGTGGCGCAGCACCCGGAGCGCTAACTGATACTTGGACAATGACAGTAATTGGAACTCCAACAGAGACCTTCAGCTAAGAGATCGGAGCATCGGGAGCTATGAAATTACCAATCACAATTGAATATAACTCAGGCGAAAGTGCAACTTATATTGCGCAACCGCCTGAGTGGGCTAAGTGGGAACGCACTACTTCCAAGACAGTCTCATCGGCAGTCGATGGGATAGGAGTATGGGATCTCTTATTCTTGGCGTATAACGCTATGAAAAGAGAATCAGCTGGTAAGCCAGTTAAAGCTTTTGAAATTTGGATGGAAACAGTTTCAGATGTAAGCGCTGGTGCGTCAGACCCAAAAGTCACCCAGTCGGGAGTCTCAGCAGACTCCTGATAGAACTGGCAATAGCCACAGGAATACCGCATCAATACTGGGATAACGCGGAAGATGTTATAACTGCCCTAGAGATATTGGAGAAGCGAAATGAATGACAATGTTCAATTCAACGCCTTCACCAAAAGAGAACTAGGCAAGCTTGCAAAGACCTTTCAAATTATGGGAGATGAAGCCGTTGAAGAATCTCGCAATGTGGCTTATGAGATTTCGCTCCTCGCAAAAAACGAAATATCATCAGCTGGATATTCTCGCACAAAAGCAAATAAAGCCGTCAGGCGAGTCGTTGATGGTGCATCAATCTCTCGTAGCAGTAAAACGGGACTGCTATCTTATGGTTTCGCTGGTCAGCGTTTTTCAGGGGGAGCAGACACCCAAAGACTTTGGGCGGGTTTGGAATTTGGATCATCGGTTAGACAAAGAAAAGACGGGACTATTCGGAGACTTAATCAATTCCCAGAATGGTCAGGTCGATTTGGCAAAGGGTCTCGCGGTTGGTTCATTTTTCCAACCCTTCGCAAAATTCAGCCTCAACTAACACTCAAATACTTGCAGGCTATGAATAAAGTAGTTCAGAATTGGAGTAAGAGTGGCTAAAGATTGGCGCACACTTAAACTCGAAGTCCTTGCCGAGACAACTCAATTCGTCAAGGGTATGGACAAGGCTAACGATACTACCAAGAGCTTCGGAGATAAACTTGGTGATTTTGCAAAGAAGGCTGGTATAGCCCTAGCTGCCGTAGGTGCAGCAGCTGGAGTAATGGCTATAAAAATTGGCAAGGAAGCAGTTGCAGCAGCTTCCGATTTAGCTGAGACAGTATCTAAAGTAAGCGTAATCTTTGGAGATACCGCTGAAAATATTGAAACCTTTGGAGCTAAGGCAGCCGCTTCACTAGGCCAGACCAGAACTCAGGCGATGAACGCCGCTGCTACTTTCGGTATTTTTGGTAAATCAGCTGGACTTGCTGGAGAAGAACTAACTTCCTTCTCAACCGAATTCGTAACCTTAGCATCAGATTTAGCATCATTTAATAACACCTCAGTAGATCAAGCAATCACAGCCCTTGGTGCTGCCTTGCGAGGTGAGTCTGAACCTATTAGAGCCTTTGGCGTATTGCTTAATGATGCAACTCTTAAAGCCAAAGCTATGGAAATAGGTATTTACTCTGGAACTGGAACTTTAACTGCCCAACAAAAAGTCTTAGCAGCTCACAAAGTAATCCTTGAGCAGACTACTGACGCTCAGGGTGACTTTGCCAGAACTGCTGATGGAATGGCTAACAGTCAAAGAATTTTGACTGCAAGATTAGATGAAGCCAAAATAGTCTTAGGCCAAGCCCTTCTTCCAGTTGCTTTAAGTGTAGTTAATTTATTTAATGACAAATTCTTACCGGTCATAGAAAAGATAGCCGCTTCATTTGGTGGCTCAACTGGTTTAGTTCAACAAACTGAAGTTTTTATAAACACCGCAAGAGATGCACTTGCTCCTATTCTTGAAGCGCTAACAAATGCCTTTGATCGGGTAAGTGTTGCTATGGAGCATAACAAGGATGATATAAAAGCGGTTACTGACCTATTTAGAACGATGGCCGATTTCTTCGTTAAATATATTGTCCCAATTATTAAATACCAATTAGTCCAAGCTATTGAAGGTATTGGTATAGCCTTTTCAGTAGTTCTCAAGATTATTGGGCCAGTAGTAAGTGTTATAAGTAGCGCAATTAATGGACTACTTAAATTAATTGACGGGGTTATTCAGCGCATCAATTCGCTAATTCAGGCATACAACAAAATTGCATTCCTGCCTAATTTGCCTACTATCAAAACTAGCGCTCCTACTCCAATTGCACCAAGTATTCAGTTGCCATTCGGTGGGGGAAGTGTCGCAGGCAATTCCAAACCTAGCCCATCGATAGTCCTTCCAACTTTGCCACCAAGCGCAACTACTCCACCAGCAAGCGCAGCAGCTCCATCAGTAAGTCGTAGCGCTACTTCAGGCGGTTTAATTCTAAGCGGTAATGCCATTCCCTCTGGCTTTGATGTAGCAGCAGCAAGGAGGGGCGAAGAAGCGGACAGGGTTACTATCAATGTAAATGGTGCTATTGACCCAGCATCAACCGCTAGACAAATAGCAGATCTTCTTAATAATGAAGCTTCAGTATCTGGCTCATTTAATAGTCTAGGAGTCAGTCGATTTGCAACTAGGGCAGACTGATGTCTTGGACTATCGATCCAACAGTCACCATAAATGGGACTGATTTTACTAGCGATTCATTAAATGGCGTATCAATAAACAATGGCCGCTCAACTATCTGGGAGCAGCCGCGTTACGGTTATGCAAGCATACGCATCAAGAACGATACTGATGTTCCATTAAATATTGCCTTAAATGAGTCGGTTGTAATTACAGTCGATAATTTTACTGGAACTCCAACTACCGTATTTACAGGCAAAGTA